GCGTGATTGATAATGATAAGTACATTGTCAATTATGACGGCTCGAAAATTGCAGGCATTGACAAAGACAGACCGAGGGCCGAGATCACTATTCAGCCAGTAAATGATGATACTGTCTTACTCAATGAGTACGAAAGGCAAAAAGCTCGAGAGTGCGACACCACTCAAAAGCCTAAACGCCGAAAAGTTGCACCAATTAGGGGCTACGGAAAGCCTAAAGCCCCTACCTCTATTTCATACAAAGAATTTAGAAAGCTATTTCAGAAAGGACATCACACACCATGACAAATAGCGAAACAGAATACAGGTTGCTGCTAACAGGCACAATCAGATTAGATATAGCAATCGATGTACAGAGCGAAAGCGAGGCGCAAGAGCTGAAAACTCAAATATTGCAAACTGTCAACGATCAGATTACAGTTGACTGCGGCAAAATAGAGGGTGCTCATGATGTATGCGTCGATGAAATAGAGCTCGAAATCGAAAAGTTAGTAATTTATGACTAAGGGGGCAGCTATGAAACGTACTATAAAAGCGGAATATGATGGCAAGCACTTTTCGCTAACAGCAGAGAATTGTAACACAGTAGAACTCTTATCCTTTGTGTGCGATGTAGTAGAGCAAGCCTTGTATATTGTAGCTGGTGAGGATACAGAGCTATTCAATGAGGCGAAAGCTGCTGTAATAGATGAAATCAAAGGGATAAATGATGTGAGTCATGAGCGACTCGTTCAATAAGCATTAAAAGTTAAGAGGTTAGGATATGGACGAAAGCGATATTCAATATGTACTTGGCAAGCATTTGTTTTTAAGAAAAATATGCATTCCTAATGTGAGCATGTACTGCCCTGGAAAATCAGAATATGAGGCTGATTTTATATATTTTGATTTAAAAACAAAATACATCACAGAAGTTGAAATTAAAACATCTGTTCAAGATTTTAAGCGTGATTTTAAAAAGAAACGCTATCACGACTGCGGAAATGTTAAGTATCTATATTATGCAATACCTAGAGGTGTATATGACGATTATTACGATGTAATTGATGAACTATTAGGCGACGCAGGCTTAATCTTGATTGATGAGATTGATGTTGCAGATTTCAGAGGGAATATATACGAATTTGGTGGCTTTGTGAAACGTGCTAAAGCTAGAAAAGACGCATACCCTCTAAGTTCTAGTGGGCTAATGCATTATTTAAGAATAGGGTGTATGAAATGGGTAAACAGATGACGAAAAAGAGACTCGTATATGTTGCTCACCCTTACGGAGGTAAGGAAAGCAACAAGTTAAAAATCGACAAAATCATGAATGAGTTAGTTATGAATGATAGCGAGCATAATTATGTTTCGCCAATTCACAACTACGGCTTTATGTACTTAACAGGCGATGAATACCAAAGAGGGCTTGATATTTGTTTAGGGCTATTGAGCCATTGCGACGTGTTAGTGCTTTGTGAAGATTGGGAGCATAGCAGAGGGTGCAGAGGTGAGCATGATCACGCTTTAAAAATGGGAATGCCTATATTTACATTAGGTGACTGGAAAGGGTGCATAAAATGAATGAGTATAAACAGATAAGCTTTTTAGGTCATTGCCCTGTTTGTGGCTGTACAGAATTTGAAATCAATGCAAGTGTTAGCGGAAATGTTCCGTATATTGTAAGTTTGATAGGTGAAGAGTGCGACAATGGCGATATGTATGAGGGCTTAAATTATCGCTATAACAAATGGTGTACATGCGCAAAATGCGGAAAGCGCTTATTCAAGTATGACGATTATATTAGAGAAAGTAGGTGGCTATGAAATTTATAGATTTTTTCAGCGGAATAGGCGGCTTTCATAGTGGCTTAGAGCGAGCAGGAATGAAGTGTGTAGGCTGGTGTGAGTTCGATAAATTCGCACAGGCCTCATATAGATCGATGTACGATACAACTGATCTATGGTTCGGAAATGATGTAACAAAAGTTAGAGGTTGGGAGTTGCCAAAAGCTGATTTATGGACTTTCGGCTTTCCTTGCCAAGATGTGAGTATCGCAGGGAAACAAAAAGGAATGAAAGAGGGTACTCGCAGCGGTTTGTTTTATGAAATTATGAGGTTATTAGATGAGTGCAAAGAAAATAAACCCAAATGGCTTATGTGTGAAAACGTTAAAAACTTGCTATCAATCGACAATGGAACAGGGTTCCTCAACGTTATCAGTAAATGGCCGAAAGAGGGTACAGTATCGAATGGAAAGTGTATAATTCCAAAGATTATGGAGTGCCACAAAACAGAGAACGAGTCTTCATTGTTGGATATTATGGAGAGCGATGTGCCAGAGAGCTTTTACCTATCAGACGAGAAAGTACATCAGCTATTGAGCAAGTCGGTAATTTAAGAAATACTGATAGCTTTGGTGGTAATCCTCAAACTGGGCGAGTATACTCGACAAACGGCATAGCACCAACAATTAATACTTGTGGCGGTGGAGATAGAGAGCCTAAAGTATTAAGTGTTCAAGCGTGTTTGACGCCAGATAGAGTAGAGAAAAGACAAAACGGAAGACGACTAAAAGAAAATGGAGAGCCAGCATTTACCTTAACCAATCAAGATAGACATGGAATATTAATTAGAACGGCTAACAAGCAAGGTTACGCCGTGGCATTCCACGGCGACGGCGTAGACCTCGCATATCCAGATAGCGAAACTCGTAGAGGCAGAGTTCAACCGCAACGATCTAACACGCTAACTACTAGCGATAATTTAGGTGTAGTGTTAAATGACGGATCAAAAGCATATATTAGAAAACTCACACCTAAAGAATGCTGGCGTTTACAAGGCTTTACAGATGAACAATTCGAGAAAGCAGCGACTGTAAATAGTAATAGCCAACTATATAAGCAAGCTGGTAATGCTGTTACTGTAAACGTGGTAGAGGAAATAGGAAAACATATTATGAGTATCGAGAAAGAGGGAAAAATATGAAAGCATTATTATACACAGTATCCATAGTATTTATTTTAGCAATGAAAGTTGAGCTTATTGCGCTTGCTATTGCGTCAGTTCTTTGGCTGATTGGACTATTCGGCGTAACTGGCGGCGATGTATTGCGATTAATTGGGCTTAACTCTTGGCACATTCGCAGTATCATTAGTGGCGTATGTGAGTGCAGAACTCAAAAAGTAGGTGGAGCGTATGAACAGATTTGAAAGTGCGCTAGGCCTAACAGAGTTAAAAGCGGCTTTAACCATTGTTATAGATAACGATATAATCGTTCCCTCTATTGGGCAAAGAGAGAATGTTTTAGGTGATACCAGAATATATGGGTACATCTGGCGCTATAAAAATTGTGGTGTAAAAGTCGATTTAAGCAGCATAGCTAGAGCTGAAATTTTAGAAAATAACGAACTAGATAGCTATATCGAGGCTACGAGGTCATATGTAAAAGGCGAGCTGTATCGATTAATGGGCAGAGAGGTGAAAAATAATGCTATGTAGCATGGAAGAGTTAGCGAAACATGGCTTTGATGAGTTCGAGATACATCAATACAACAAAGGTATGAGCTTAGTTTTAAAGTGCGCCGATTATATCACAAATAAAGAGCTTGATAAGGCTTTAAATTATGCTCGAAAAATTGCTAAAGATAAGCCTTATAGAGTGTTCATCAAAGTTAAAGATAGCGTAGGCTATAAGGTGCTAGAGGTTATGGACATAATCGACCTTAGATTATTGGATAGCAAGATTAAACTTACAGATAATAGCTATACAATGGGTAAGCGGTTAAAGGTAGTAATGAGATAAAAGGGGGAATATAAATGCCAAATTGGTGCGAGGGCTGGGTTAAGTTTAGAGGCTCAAAAGAAAATTTAATGAAGTTTATTCAATCTGAGTTTAATGGATCACATCCTGTATTTGATGATAGGTTTGACGAATTAATTCCGAATATTTTAGTAAAATCTACCTTCCTAAATTCATTGAGAAGAGCATACATTACTGATGATGATCTTGTTGATGCAAATGGGGGTATCTGTTTAAATGAAGATGGCATCGGTGTTTTTATTGCCAAGATAAACCATGCGTGGTCTGTAACGGGGCAAGGTTATCCGGAACTTGCTAAAAAATATAAGTTGGATATTAGAGGAAAATGTTATGAATGCGGCATGAACTTTGCAGAAGAGTTTGAATATAACTCTAATGGCGATGAAATTCTTTATAAAGTTCATGAGTTTGATGATTATCAATGGGAGTGCGAATGCCCAACATTAGGCGGTTAGGAGAGGCTAGTATATGCTAACAAGTATTGAAATAGGAAAAATCGTAGAGTTTATAGAGGGGATAAAAAAGAATTATTTTATTACGACAACTGGCGAAATTGTAATAGAAATCGAAAAGAATAAAAGTGCCTATTTGTTTGTTGTAATGGATAAAAAACATCGCATATTACTCTCTATAAAAGACAAAGGAAGTCAAAATAGTACGATAGAAATTCGTGAATTCTATAAAAGTCAAAGTGAGTGTGATTGCGTAGAAAATGCTTTACGATCGCTGCTATGATTTTGATGAGTTCATAAAATAAAAAGGGGTATAACATGAACGATAAAGAGGGCCGTAAATGGCTGTTACAAAAATTATATGATAGAGGGTTTAAATACATTTTTCATGTTGGCGGCTTGGGTGGATATATAGCTACAAAACAGCAGCCAGAGACTCTAGATAATCATACATATGTTGGGGGCAGCTTTGAGCGAATTGACATATTTAGCGATTTAATACCAGATTTTAATGAACCGAATTATCTCGATATTGGAAAGTATCTCGGTGTTATTGATTGGAGTAAGGTGGCTGTAGATACACCTATATTGGTTAGTAACGACAATGAGAACTGGAAAAGGAGATATTTTGCTCAATACAGAAATGGGAAAGTAGTTGCTTATGGTTTGGGGGCTACATCATGGAGTAGCGGCTGCATACTCCGTTATTGGGATTATGCAAAGTTAGCAGGTGGCGACAATGAAAACTGATACTTATATCGTTACTCTCGAGAGCGGCCGTTATGAATGGACTCGAGAGAACGAAATACACGGATTGAAAGAGGCGAAAGAGGCAGGTGTAAAAGAGGCTCAAAGGTGCGGCAAGGATATTTTTTATCTAGTGCGCTGCTCTCAATGGTGGCCTTTTACTGGTGGAATTGCTAGGGAATTAGTCGAAGATTTGGCGGCTGATTTAAGAAACGACATAAATGATTATGAAACGCTTAAAAACGTACCAGAGAGCGAAATTAAAGAGCTGGAGCTAGGTATTAACAAACTTATTCGTCAATGGCTCATAAGAAATAATCGCATACCGAACGGCGTGCATTTCGAGGAAGAAATTATTTATAAGGTCAAGAACGGAAAGGCGGTTAGAATTGGAAAATCAGAATAACAATGATCGGCTGCATTTTAAAGGCTATATAGATTATGGACGAATGCAAAAATTAGAAAAAGCTCGATTAATGGCACATGCAGCTGTTGAGGAAAAATTCAATAGGCGCATAAACCTTATATTTATAACCTCTATTGTGTTCAGCGTTCTGGTGGCAATCGGAATGATACTATTATTGGCTGCTGGTTTTCGCTATATATGGGGGTGATTAAATGGAGTGTAAGGGGCGCACTTTTACCGAGTCAGAGGTAGAGGCTATCGTTAAGATTGCAGCAGAAACAGCAGCACAAACGGCCTTAACCGAGTTTAATAGGCGCAATGAGGATATGCTTGCTAAGAAAAACGAAAGGGCTTATAAGAATACTACAACGCTACTCGAGGGATATACGGCGATGAAAGCGCATTGTAAGAGCGCTATTGCAAGGGCTGAGGAAACGCTCACGCCTAGCGATTTACAAACAGTATTGTATGAGGTTTTCAATCGTAGAGGGTTGTTGCAGATTGAAACCATTCTCGCTAGTAAACGGCGTACAGAGCTAATTATTGAGCATATCGATAAAATGCTCGAGGTATACCGCATAACTTGCATTAACAACAATAAGCATTATTGCGAGTGTGTAATTGATAGGTATATCAACGATTTGACAATCGCAGAAATCGCAGAAAAGCATAACACAGTTGAGCGAAATGTATATAGGTGGCTCGACAAGGGAATAGATGATTTGAGCATATATTTATTTGGCGCATATGCTCTTTAAAGTGTCAAAAAGCTGTCATATTCAGTACTAAATATATGTGATACTATGTTAGTGGTGAATGGTGCTTATACGTTTCATTCTATCCTCCTTTCTTTCAACTATAGACATACGCAAAAATACCTCGGCAGAGATTAGGGTACTCTGTTCGAGGTATTTTTGTATTTACACATAAAAAAAGAGGTGAGATCGTGGCAGCTAAAGCAAAAAAGACAGAGCCAAAGAAAAAGAAAAGGCTAGGCCGTACCCCTAAATATGAAACATGGCTCGAGCCAGATAATCTAATAAGACTCGAGGGCTGGGCACGAGACGGCCTAAATGATGAGCAGATAGCGCATAATATCGGAATTAACGTATCTACTTTGTACGCTTGGAAAGTTAAGTATAAAGATTTTTCAGAGGCATTAAAAAGAGGTAAAGAGGTAGTCGATATATTAGTAGAGAACGCCTTGCTCAAAAGCGCTATGGGTTATAAGTTCGATGAGGTGGTTCAAGAGCGTATTTATAACCCAGAAACTGGAGAAAGTGAAATAGTAGAGGTTAAGCGCACAACAAAAGACGTGCAGCCTAACCCTACATCATTAATATTCTGGCTTAAAAATAGACAACCAGAGAAGTGGCGAGATAAAAAGAATATCGACGCAGCCGTCGAAGTGAAAAACCCATTTGAGGGCATTGATACGGCTGATATTAAAAAGCTCATAGGTGAGGAATAGCTCAAATCTGTATATAGCCATAAAAAGGGGGTGAGGGTGTGCAGGTTCGAAATAACAAAGATAAGATCATACAGTTAGCTAAAAGAGAACTCGCAAGACGTGAGTTCTTTTATTATTGCCAGCTTAAAACAGGCAGCTTTTACAAAAAGAGCCGTAAATACCTAGTTAAGCTGTGTAACGAGCTAGAGAACTTTATCAAGAATGATGAGTACAACGTGCTTATAATGAACCTGCCCCCATAGCCTCGGCATGGTAAGAGTTTAACGGCGCAGCACTTTACACAGTGGTGCATGGGAAACAACCCAGCTGTTAAGGTAATGACTGGCTCATACAATGAGACGCTTTCTAAAATGTTCAGTAAATCAGTTAGAAATGCGGTTCAAGAGAGCAAGGCCGATGAGGATATTATTGTATTCTCTGACGTATTCCCAAATGTGAGAGTCGCAACAGGCGACGCACAGGCTCATTTATGGAGTTTAGAGGGGTATACCAACTCATATCTTGCAACCTCGCCAACTGGTACAGCTACAGGCTTTGGCTGTTCGCTCATGATCATTGACGACATTATCAAGAACAGCGAAGAGGCCTATAATGCCAGCGTGAAAGAGAAACATTGGGAATGGTTCACTAACACCATGCTTTCACGGCTCGAAGAGGGCGGCAAGATAATCATCATCATGACACGCTGGGCGAGTGATGATTTAGCAGGTAGAGCGATAGAACACTTTAAGGACGATCCGTTATTTAAAGCTAAAGTCATTACTATGAAAGCTTTACAAGACGACGGCTCAATGCTTTGCGAAGAGGTACTCTCTAAAGCCTCTTACAAATCAAAGGTGAGGGCTATGGGCGAGGACATTGCCAGCGCCAACTATCAACAAATACCGATAGACCTTAAAGGGTGCTTATACAGTCAAATACTTACATATGACACGTTGCCAAAAGATGATAAAGGTAACGTGTTATTTTCGTGTATCAAGAATTATACAGATACTGCCGATACTGGCAGCGACTATTTGGCAAGTATTGTATACGGCGTATATGACGGCGAGGCTTACATACTCGATGTGATATACACCAAAGACGCTATGGAAACCACAGAGCCAGAGGTGGCGGACATGCTACATAGAAACGGCGTAAATGTGGCCGATATAGAAAGCAATAACGGTGGCCGAGGGTTTGGCCGTAATGTTCAAAGCATACTCAAACAAAAATATAACTCTAATAAGTGTGTGATCAATATGTTTCATCAAAGCGGCAATAAGATAGCTCGCATTCAGTCTAATGCAACATGGGTTATGAACCACGTATATATGCCTAGAAATTGGCGTGATAGGTGGCCGCAGTTCGCTGCTGACATTACCAAGTATCAGCGAGAGGGCAAGAATGCGCATGACGACGCACCAGACGCACTCACAGGAATTGCAGAAAAAATCAATGCGCCGCAGGTTCGCAGCGGTAGAATTAATATCAATTAGAAAGGGGCAATATGGCAATAATTAATAAAAACCCTCGATTAGAGGAGTATGAGCTGTTACATGACGCCTATTATGGTAGCGGAATGTTCGCTAGTGGAATGGCGATTACGGAACACGATCGAGAGAGTACGCAGTCAATCGCTTTTAGACGTAATATAGCTTACTACTTAAATTACACAGGGCCTATCTTGAATGCCTCTGTAGATCCTATCTTTAAAGACGAAATCAAACGAGAATACGGCAAATCTGTATTGTTTGATGAGTTCATTAATGATGTAGACCGTCAAGGCACATCGCTACAGGAATTTATAGAGCAGAATGCTATAGCAGCTAAGCTCTATGGCGTTATGTATATCGTGGCTGATAACGTAAGCGAGTTCGGCAGCTCTTTGGCTGAAACGTTGGCTAATAGGTCTATGCCTTATCTCACGGCGGTTGAGCCTAAGAACGTAGTGAATTATGAGTTTGACGACAACGGAAAGCTCAAACTGTTTACTTATGCCACATATTTAAAGAATGCAGACGGCACAATCAAAGCGCACTACCACACATGGACGCCTAAAGAGTGGGAAATCACCGATAGTGATAACAAAGTAATAGGGCAAGGCGAGCATAACATCGGCCGCATTCCTGTGGTTCAATGGTTTGGTAGAGCCGCACGTAAACGTGATATTCTTCCACCGCCTGAGTATTTGAGCATTGCTAAAACGAATGCTAATGTTTATAACTTATGCTCTCTACTCTCTCAGATTTTATATAACCAAACATTCTCAATCTTGACTATGCCAGTCGATAACAACGGCTTGCAAGACATAACAATCGGCACAGACAACTTGCTCGCATATCCATTCGAGTCAAGCAATGCGCCGAACTTCATCGCACCAGATACAGGCCCAGCCGAGGTACTTATGGCTCAAATTGATAAGCTCATCAATGAAATGTATCGTATGAGTGGTATCGATAGCGTTATTGGCGTACAGCAAGCAAAGAGTGGTGTGGCTAAGCAATGGGATTTTGAGCGTACTAATCAAAATCTAGCAGCCTTTGCAGTTCGTTGTGAAAATGCAGAATATGACATTATCGCTCTATATAAGCTATGGAGCGGAGATAATTTGGAGTATTTTTGCGAGTATCCGAAAGACTTCAAAGTAAATGATGTTACTGAAAGCCTTACACAGGCACAACAGGCTAAAGACTTAGAATTTGAGTCCGACACATTCGACAATGAAATCTTAAAGAAAGTAATTGACGCTTACATGCCTAATTTGGAAAAGGAAACTAAAGACGCAATCGTTAAAGAGGCACAGACGGCGGCCGACACCAAAGCCCAAGACAAAACCTATAACGATGATGATCTAAACGGTGGCGATAATGACACAGACGAGCCAAACGCTTGATAAAATACTCGAGCAATTTGAGAAAATGGTACATGAGTTAGTAAAGCTTGGATATTCAGCCGATAAGGCCGTTCAAATTGCTTATAAGTCTTATCCTATTATGGAAATGCTAGAGGCCCCTCTTACGGCTGATATGGTAGAGAATTTTAACAAGGCCTATCATAGTGTACTTACACCGCTCTCGGTAGCAGGGCATAGGCCTTTTAATTACACAACTCAATCAATTAGTGAGGCTATGCAAGCCACTTGGGCGAGCGACGGCTTAAAGCTATCTAAGCGACTACATAAAAACGCTCATAAAGTGCGACGAGAGACGACGGCGGTTATCGCTAACTCTCTAAAGCGTGGTAAAAGCATTCGTGAGATAGCTCGCTCTATATTCGAGGGATATGGCAAGGGCGGCATTATTGATACCGATAAACTCCCTAAACATATTGAACGTCTTAGAGCGTTAAAGCCGCCGCAAGCGCTCAATGATGATGAATTAGCTCGATTTAAGCGAACCATTAGGCGCACAGAGCGGCTAGTACGGCAGAACACAACGCCAAGCCTAAGAGCTGCCTATTCAGAACTAATACAAGCCATAGATGAGGGCAATGCTATTGACCTTTCTCGAGCTGTTAGCGTGGCGGTGCAGGAAAAGGCACGATACAACGCCGAGAGAATAGCTCGCACAGAAATGGCTAGGGCTTACGCAGACGGTCAGATGAATAGATATGCTCACGATGATGATGTTGTAGCTTTGAAATGGACGCTATCAAGCAGGCACCCTCGCTATGATATATGCGATTTTTACGCTAACGCTGATTTATATGGGCTAGGTAAGGGGATATATCCAAAAGATAAATTTCCTACGTTACCTGCTCACCCTCATTGTATGTGTAGAATATCACCTGTCTATGATTTTGAAGTAGATATTACCAAAGCAAAAGACAATACGAACGAGGGCGGCAAGAAGTATATAGAGTCTATTTCTCGTGATCACAGAGAAAAATTGCTCGGTATAAGCGGCAGTAAAGAGGTTAAAAGCGGCAAAGCTAACTGGAAAGACCACATAAGAGGCTGGAATGATGAAACATTCGAGCCACGAACACCAAAATAAAATACATAATTTATACCTACAGGCCTATGCAAGTGAATGCATGGGCCTTTTATATTGCCATTGATTAGGAGGAGCCGAAAGGTGGCAGATTTCATGACGAAAAGGAGAAAGACTCATGACTTTAGCAGAATTGTACGCAGCACTTGAAAAACTCGAGGGGGGCAAAGACCTCGTGGCAGGCTTTAAAGGCGAAATCTCTCGCATTAACGAGGGCGCCAAAGCCGACCGCCTCAAATTCGAGAAACAAATTACCGATTTAACGACAGCTCGAGATGAGTTAAAAGGTAAGGTTGACGAATACGAGGCTCACAAAGGCGAAAAAAGCCCAGAAATCTTAGCTTTAGAGAAACAAATCAAAGGCCTCACAGATAAGTATGAGCAATCAGAGAAAGCTCGACAAGCAGAGATTGAAAAACGTACTAATTCCGAAATTAGCGCTCAAACAATCGCAGCGCTAACAAAAGCTAATTGTACAGACGCCGAAACATTCAGCAAGCTCATTGCTGGGCAGATTTCAGTACAGCAAGACGGCTCTTATGGCTGGACTAAGGACGACGGCACAATCGGCACTATCGAGGAATGCGCAACGGCATTTCTTGCTGATAAGCCTTACGCTGTTAAAACGGCGCAAAACGGCGGCAGCGGTGCAGGTGCAGGCAATGCGAATGACGGCAATAGTCAATTAGCTGAAATGTTCAAAATCGCAGGTGTGAAACCACCTAGCGAGGGCTAATTATTTGATTACGAAATGAGGTAATAATCAATGGCAATTAACACTTTAACTATGGCTCAAAATTTCCAAACAGTACTCGACCAACAAATGCTTGTTGGTGCTACATCTGGATTTATGGAAGTAAATGCTGGCGAAGTAAAATATAACGGCGGCGATACTGTAAAAATTCCTACTCTTTCCGTTGACGGCTTGGCGAATTATGATCGTGATAACGGCTATAACCGTGGTTCTGTATCTTTGACTTATCAAGATTTCAAACTTACCCAAGACCGTGGCCGCAAATTCTCTCTTGACTCCATGGAAGTAGACGAAAGCAATTTCTTGGCAACAGGTACAAATGTTATGTCTACATTCCAAAAAGAGCAAGTTATCCCAGAGGTTGACGCTTATCGGTACTCTAAAATTGCTGCTTATGCGTCCAACGGCAACCGAAAAACAGATGCTTTCACACCAGATGAAACAAACATTATCAAACAATTAAACAAGGAAATCGTTGAAATTGAGGACTTGGTAGGTGAAACAGGCGACTTAGTAATCGTTATGAGTACTCGAGTTCAATCTGTATTGAATAGCGCAGCAGGTGCTAAAAGTATGCTAGATGTAGCTAACTTTGAACATGGTGCATACAATACTCGTGTGCGCACTTATAACGGTATTCCTATCATCGCTGTACCTAGTGCACGCATGAAGTCTCAATATGTATTCAATGACGGCAAAACTAGCGGTCAAGAAAAAGGCGGATTTGCAGCTGATGCATCTGCAAAAGCTATCAACTGGATCATTATGTCTCGCCGTGCAGCTATTGCAGTATCTAAAACAGACACTATGCGTATTTTCGACCCAACAATCAACCAACAAGCTAACGCATGGGGCATTGACTATCGTAAATTCCACGATGTATGGGTTCCTAAAAACCGCTTAGCGAGTGTATGGGCTAACTTTGGCGCTTAATTAGGGGGTAAAGCATGGGGAAATATAGACTTATCCGACTGAATGAGGTTCGGTACACAGATGACGAGTATACTCTCGAGCTATGGCTTGATGAGGGCTTTAAGTTAGAGCCTGCATTCGACGATGACAGCGAGGCGGCTGCTGCACCAAAGAAAAAGGCGACTAAAGCAGCTGAAGAATAACCATGAACGCTAGAGAGGTATTTGAAAAGCGGTTAAGGCAGGCAATTAGAGCCAGCGCTCGAGAGGTGCAGGAAGAGGCACAACGCACTCACCGATTTACCTCTAAGAGCGGACAACTCGAAAGGGCTATAGATGTGCGCATGATTGGCGATAAGACAGCAGAGGTATATATCGACAATCAACTCGCACCTTATGGACCTTTCGTACACGAGGGAACACGAGCGCATTATATTTTCCCAAAAGAAAAGCAGGCGTTGCGCTGGGTTCCTAGTGGTGGCAATGGTTTTGCATTCGCTAAACGTGTATTTCACAGGGGCACTAAGCCAGACCAATTCTTATATGAGGCTCTCGATAATAGCCGTGAGGTTGTTCATGATATATTCTCGAAAGCTGTCAATGTATCGCTTGGCGAAATTGCTCGAAATGTAGAGCTAGGCGCCAAGCGTACAGAGCTGCACATTAAACTGTAAGGGGTTACATAAATGTTATATCAATTTCAAGATATGGTATTCGATGATGAGCTACTAGGGCCTAATGTGCTAGAAAGCACGTTGAAGAAAGCTGAAAATTGGCTGTATGTATTGGCTAAAAGGCTCGGCGTAAAAGAGAGCGATGTAATACGATCATTCATTACAGATGAGTTGGTAACTCTATATTGCTATCGAGAAACCTGCTCAAATAAAGCCGCCTCTTTAACTGGACAATACAGCAGAAACGGCCAAGATGATGATTTCTACTCTAAGAAATTGAAATATATCAATGATAGAATTTCGGTTTTAGAGTCTCAGATCACAGCGGAACAGCTCACAGGGCAGCCGTCTAAGTATGCAGGATATAGAAGTATTCCTCTGTATCGAGGTGGCTAATATGTGGCTCGAATTATTGAATAAAATTAAATACGCAATCGAAAAAGCTGGGTTTGACGGACAAGTCAAGCTCGGCTTTTTAAATCCTCAAAATGCTGGCGTTGATACGCTCGGAATGGTAATGCTATGCCGAGGTGAGGCAACGCCTGCCGATGATAACGTGCATAATATGCTCAAACAAGAGTTTTACATCGAGGTATGGACTAAATCAGATAGTCATGAGTTCGATGTAGCTTATGAGCAGATTGCAGCTCTTGAAAGCAAGATAGAGGAAATCTTAATTGCTTTTAGAGAGCAATGCGGCGCACTTAATGGGGAATATTGCGTATTGCAAGAAAGCGGCTATCAAATTATTGATATTCGCTGCACAAATAAAACAGACGATCACGACAGCATGAGGCCATTTATCGGTACACAATACCGATTTGAGGCTAAAATGTACGATTTAAAAGAAAATCTAAATACTAAAGGGGGTATTTATTAATGGCAGAAACATTATACAAACCAGCGGCCGTGGATATGCCTACAGCAGGCAAGAACTACCTATTATATTTGAATGTAGGTACAAACGAAAAAGCAGGCGCTAAATGGCTATTGTTAGGCGGTCAACGTAGTGGCGATTTATCTCGTAAAGCCGACTCTATCGACGCCTCTCATAAGGGCTCTGGCGGTTGGAAGTCCACTATCGCAGGTCTTAAAGAATGGAGCTTTGCTATTGAAACATTGCTTATGCCTAAAGAGGAAAGCTTGAAACTCTTAGAAAAAGCATTCTTGGACGGCGACAATGTACACATCAAATTTGAGTATCCAGATAAAACATTCTTCACTGGTATTGCAAGCGTTACAGAGCTTTCTATCTCTACACCGCATGACGGCGTAGCTACTTATAAAGGCTCTTTGAACGGCGTAGGCCCATTATCTGAGTTGCAACCAGCACCAACATTATAAGGCTGATAGGTAGCCTTATATACCTGTATTATTCCTAAATTAGCGCTAAAATAGGGAGTTTTAATTATGAAAAAAGTGAATTGTGATTTTTTTAAAAATGGCGAATATTTAATGTTCAATATGCAGCGCCTCATGGAGTTTGAGGCCGCTGTAGGGCAACCTATTGGGGAGCTCTTACAAGTGAGCATATGGCCTATTAATAGCATTATCACAGGTTATGCTATCGGCATGAAACAACACAAACGAAACGCTCAACAATATTATGAGCTATTCGATGAGTTGTTATCCGATGAAACAAAAGACATGAGCCTATTATCCTTGCAAGCGCCACTTATGCAAGCGATCATTGCAAGCGGTGCTTTGGGTTCTAAAATGTACTATCAAATGTACCCAAACGAGCTCACGCCAGATGATAAGGTAGCTATCGAAAACGAGGCCGAACAATCAAAAAACTAGAGGGGGGCCAAGTTGCCCCCTCTTTTTCTTTATGGGTACGAAATGCGGAAGATATAGCATACAGCGTGTTAGATCTAAAGCCGTGGGAGTTTATGCGGTTACAGCCTATGGAATACAGAAAGCTAGTTAGAGGCTACGAACGCAGGCAAAAGCTGCAGGATACAAACAGAGCTTTCTGGGTGGCTAATATCATGAATACGCAATTATCAGAGCCAATCGAACCGAAGAAATTTATTGACATTCTATATCCGCCAACAGCAGCCGAAAAGCGGCAAGCAGAGGCGGACTTTATCCGTGAATTTAGAGAGGCAGGGGGTGAGATATAGAAAATGGCAGATAGCAATATTAATGTTCGCATAAGCGCTGACAGTTCAGAGGCTACGGCGGCCGTCAATAAGGTGGCTAATACGATAAGCTCTGAGCTACCCAAAAGCGTAGCGGCTGCTAGTGATAGGGTGGCCAAAGAGGCTGCTGGTATTCGTGCAGAAATAAAATCAATTGTTTCTCAAATGAATAAGGGGTTGCAATTCGCTGGCGCTGTTACTGGTATAGGCTTTGTAGCTGACAAAATCAAAGATGTAGCAGTTGCTGCTACACAAACAGCTGACGAATTAACAAGCATTCGCTCTCGTATCAACTTAATCAATGACGGCTCACAAACTACAGCCGAGATCATGGAGAAAGTATTTGACGCAGCGCAACGCTCTCGAGGTAGCTATACAGATATGGCTGACAGCGTGGCAAAGCTAAATATGCTGGCAAAAGACGCTTTCAGCTCAAATGATGAGGCAATCGCCTTTGTTGAGCAGCTTAATAAACAATTTAAGATTTCTGGTGCCAGCGTACAAGAGGCGAGTGCTGCGATGTATCAACTTACGCAAGCTATGGCAGCTGGTAAGTTACAGGGCGATGAGTTCCATTCTATTATGGAAAATGCGCCGTTATTGGCTCAGTCAATCGCTCAACAAATGGGGCTGTCTGTAGGGCAGTTAAAAGAAATGAGTTCGCAAGGGCTTATTACCGCCGATATTATCAAAGAGGCCTTATTTAATAGCGCAGAGGAAACAAACGCAAAATTTGCAGAAATTCCTATGACTTTCGCTGAGGTAGGCCAATCTATTCAAAACCAATTAATACAAGCCTTTCAGCCTGTACTTGAACAGATTTCTACTATTCCACAAAGTGGCGAGTTCCAAGCGTTAAGTGAGGGCGTAGGTGTAGCAATCAGAGGTATGGCAGTAGCAGCGCAAGGCTCAATAGGCTTAATTAGTGCAGCTTTTGCAGGGTTACGGATAGCAATATCCACTATTTCGCAGACAGTAAGGAGCTTTGGCTCGTTATTTATTACGACTATGCCGAGAGTGTCGGCAGCCATATTGGCCGTGGTGGTAGCATTTACCACTTATAGGGCAGCTGTTGCCTTATGTAATGCTCAAACGGCAGCCCTTACCATTAAAGTTGTGGCGTATAGAGTGGCAGAGGTAGCCTCGGCTACAGCCACGAAAGTACATGCGGCGGCTATGGTGGTATTAAGAGCTGCAATGGCAGGAACAGCGACAGTATCGGCGCTATTAACGGCTGTACTGGCTGGCGTAAGAGGCGCTTATATTGCTGTTCGTAGCGGTGCATTAGCAGCAGCAGCGGCGCAGAGGGTTGTTAATCTCGTAATGAAAGCCAACCCTGTAGGGTTATTAATCTCTGTACTTGTAACATTGGTTACAGTATTTGCTACGGCGGCAGCCGCTGGCAATGGGTTTGGTAGTACTTTAAGCTCAGTATTCTCGACAATCGTTCATACTGCAGTTTGGGGCGTTAATAAGATTATTGAGGCTTTGAACTGGCTTATTGCCAAGCTTAATAGCGTAGGCGATAAAGTGGCCAAATTCTTTGGCGGTACATTTACCGCTATAGCACAGGTTGATACTATTTCGGCCGATACAGCGCAGGACATTGTAAATACTGCTGGCGATATGGCCTCGCAAGTATTTAACGGCTTATCTGGCGGCGGTGATACTGGTCTTGATGTTGGCGGTGGCGGCGGTGGAGATTACGACACTAGCGGCGGCAAAGGTAAAAAAGGCAAAGGTGGCGGCGGAAAAGGTAGCAAAGGCAAAGGTAGCAAAGGCAAAGACCTCGAAAAAGAGGCAAAACAGGTGCATGAGAAAATCTTGCAATCGTACCTTGAAATGCTCGGCAATAAGCAAGAACTGCTCGAGCTAGAGTATAAGAAAGAACTTGACGAGCTCGAGAAATCAAAGGCAGCCAACGCTAACTATCAGCAAGACCTTGAACTATTAAACGCCGTATATGCTGAGAAACGCATTAAAGCTAAACAAGAGGAAATGACCAAGCTCAGAGAAATCGAGAATAACATTCGTGATATGCGAAAGGATCTCGAGTTAAATCTAGCAGTTAAGGATAGTACAGGGCAAGCCTCGCCTTTGGTGCAATTCACCAAAGAATACACCGACGCAATAGACGCTATCAGCGACAAATGGGATAAGTACAGCGATGATTTTGTTCAAATGGACAAAATACAGCAACAGCATTTCATTGATACGCTGAAAGAGCGAGGCATTCTGTTTGAAATGACAGAGGACGGCCGAGTTGATTTTGAAAAGCAAAAAACAGAGGAATTGCTTGCTGTTCATCGAGATTATAGCGATAAATACCTAGAGCTACAGCGCACAATGGCCGAGGAGAAATGGAATATTGACGAGGCTATACGCACACAGGACTTTGAGGCGTTGCAATCAGCTCTTGACGCTGAATATGTGGCTACTCAACAAAGCTATGAGCTCAGAAAAGAGCTACTCAATGAATACCAACAAGCCGTAATGGATAGCCACTGGAACGGCCAAAGCGCTATATGGGAAAGTGCGAGTGCTGGTATTGATAAGTTGCAAGAGGGTATATCTGGACTCTTACAAGGCACAATGAGCATAACGCAGGCTTTCCAAAATATGGGTAAGGCAATTTTAAAAACCATATCCGATAGCGTGGCTCAATGGATCGCAGCACAAGTAAAGCAAGCTGTACTCGGCAAAATGCTACAATCGCAACAAACAGCGGCAAGCGTAGCAGCAGCACAAGCCCAATTACCTGCTTGGAGTTCTCTTGCTCAACAAGTATCTATGGCAACATTCGGAGCTAGTGCAGCGGCAGGCTTAGCAGCTTGGAGTAGCAGCACAGCGGCAGGCGTTGCGCAAGCTACGGCGCTTGGTGCAGTTGGCAACTTTGGCGGCAGCTTTGGGGCTGCATTCAACGCTAACAGTATGCCAAAACTCGCAGAGGGCGGCCTTGCTTATGGTGCTACATTCGCCCAAATCGGTGAGGGTAAATATGATGAGGCTGTATTGCCTTTGTCTGATACAGTATTCGACCGATTAGGTGAGGGCATTAATCGCTCTAATGGCGGTATGGGTGCAGGTGGCGGCATTACACTCAACGTAAGCGCTATAGACGCCGAGAGCTTTGGCTCGTTCCTCGAAACACGAGGCGGCAGAGCTTTGCGTCAATTTTTAGTAAATCAAGATAGAGAATTTATCGGAACAGAGGGGACGTGGTAATATGGCGGAATTGATGAAATTCCCTAGTATTATCTCGCTGGCGTGGAAATCACAAAAGGCGCAGAAATGGGATACAAAGACCAAGACATCTGGCTCTGGTAAGGTTCGCACCATGACAAACTGGAAATATCCTCAATATACTATCTCGACAGAGTTCGAGGTGCTGACACCAGCACAGTATAAAGAGTTAATGGGGTTTTACTCGAAAACTCGAGGGGGCACAATTCCATTTCTTTGGTTAGATCCAGAGGATAACGCCGAGAAAGGCATAAAGCTCGGTACTGGTGCTATGGGTTCATGGCAAGCCGTGCGAAAGTTCGGCGATTTCCTAGAGCCTGTATATCACGTTGAAAACCTAACACTATACGCTGACGGCTCGCCTATTCGAGCTGTTAGCGATAAAGGCGTGATTAAGTTGGCAGCAGGGCAGACAGTAGCACCTAATGCGGTTATTACTGCTGATTATACCTATTATTGGTTGGTAAGGTTTAGCGGTGATATGACAGCCGAGTATATTTTTACAAATGTTTATAAATCAAAGTCATTCAAATTAGTATCAACTCGATAGGGGACGCAATTGTGAAAGAGGTAAACGAGGTACTACGACAGCACCTAAATAATGATAAATATTTCATGAGCTGCGACCTTTACGAGTTGCGCTTGCGTAGTGGTGTATCTTATTACTGGGCTGACAGCGACGCCGATGTATCATACAATGGCCAAATCTACAAAAGCGACGGCCCTATTATCGTAAGGGATAAAATCGCCACTAATAGCACTGTTAGCGTTGATAAAATGACGATTAGCATATCCACGAACGAGCAAGATAAAATAGGCGGCGTTCCTATTATGGCTGTAGCTCATAATGGTGGCTTTGACGGCGCTCAAATGACGCTTAAACGAGCATTTTTTGATGATAACTATACCATTATCGGCGTTGTAGGTTTATTTACTGGCTTATGTGAGGTTAGTCAAGGTGGTGGCCTTACCTTAAAGCTCAATGTTAAATCAATCGTGCAAAAGCTCAATATTGAATACCCAAATAGGCGGTATTATCCACAATGCCCATTTAGTGTGTATTCAAAAGAGTGCGGCGTTGATATTTCAAAATTCAGAAAAAGCGGCAAGGTTACAGCGTTAGGCTCTGGCCCTAATTCCATAAGAATTGATATACCATTCACGAATGGCTATTACACCGCTGGCGGTATTGATTGGATCACTGGCCCATTGGCTGGGCAATCTACACAGATATTACAAAGCGTTGACGGCGTAATTCTGTATATGAGCGCTCTTGAAGTAAGCCCAAGAGTCGGCGACCAATTCTATATATACGCAGGCTGCAATAAGACGCCTACGGAATGCAAGAATAAATTCAATAACTGGAATAGGAACAGGGCTACGCCTTACGTACCACTAAAGGAGAGCATACGATGAATACTTTAACTACAGGCGAAAGGATAGCTAACGCTGCGATTGAGTGGCTAGGCACCCCTTACGCCAATAATTCAATGGTAAAAGGTGCTGGCGTCGATTGCTCTTATCTGTTAGTGGCTGCGGTGGTTGATAGCGGCCTCATGAAAGCTGATAGACTACAGATAGAAAACTACTCAAATGAGTGGCATTTACATCACTCAGAGGAGAAATATCTTAAATACGTGCAACAAGTCGCCGATGAAGTGAAAGAGAGCTCTCCGCTTGAAATTGGCGATTTTTTACTATATCAATATGGTCGATGTATTTCGCACGGCGCTATATATATTGGTAAAGGGCTTGTAATTCATGCTTTCGTTGATTATGGCGTGATTATATCTAAACTTGATGATGTGATTTTTTATGACAAAAAAGGCCGCTCACGTTTGAGGGCTGTGTATAGATTTAGAGAGGAGCGTAAATAATGGGCTTTTTATTTAGAGGCAAAAGCACAACTAGCCGAGCCGATATGATCGCTGACTTTCAAATCAATACAGCCTCATATGGTGAGGTAGTTCCAGAAATATTGGGTACTACTCGAGTAAGCGGTAACATCATAGATTATGATGATTTCACAGCTCATGAGCATAAAAGCACCACTAGAACTGGTAAAGGTGGCGGTGCAAAGCACACAAATATTACTTATACCTACTCTGTAGCGGCTGCTATTGCTCTATGCGAGGGCCCTATCGCTGGTATTGGTAAAGTGTGGCGTGATAAGGAAATATATCAATATCCGAATGAAAAAATCGAGCTAACCTTATTCAATGGTGAGGCGGCTCAAACTCCGTGGCCGTATATGCTATCTAAGCACCCAGAGAAAGCACTACCTTATAGCGGCTTGGCTTATATGGCTGGTGTGGTTGATTTGGGCGAGCGTGGCAGCTTACCTCAATATAATTTTGAGGTATACGGAAAGCTAAGAGATACAGGCGACGGCGTGGACGTAAATCCAGCCGATTATATCGAGCATGTGCTGCAATCAGTTGGTGCAGATGTACAAATTGAGGGCATTGAAAACTTTAGAGCCTACTGTAAGGCGGCTGATATATTAATCAGTACACCACCAGAGCAAAAGAGCGCTAAGGCTCAAAGCATTATTAATGATATAGCCGAGATCACTAACAGCCTTGTATTCTGGAGTACTGACAGGCTTAAAATCGTACCTTTGGCAGATAAGCCAATAGGTACATGGACGCCTGCTAACCAAATTCAATATGATTTAACGGCAGATGATTTTATTGCAGGCTCAGACGGCCAGCTTATTTTATATAAGCGCAAAGATACGAGCGAGGCATATAACGAGGCTACAGTTGAGTTTATAAATCGTGCCAATGGCTACGAGAAAGAAACAGTATCCTTTGAGGTGGTCGCCGATGTACAACGCAACGGCTTAAAACCAGCCTCAAAGAAAACGGCTCACTACCTCTATACAAAGGCTAGGGCTCAATACTACGCTGAACAGCTGGCTATGAAACGCTTATACGCTAAAACTCAATACACATTTAGGCTAGATTGGGCGTTCTGCACTCTCGAGGTAGGCGATTTAGTAACGCTTACCGATGAGGCCTGCCAATTAAATAGGCAAATTGTAGTAATTACCGCAGTAAACGAGGCAGCCGACGGACAACTCGAATTTACAGCCGAGGGTAAGCCTACTGGCACTTATGCACCAGCTCGCTATGATGTGCACGATAGCGAGCGGCCTTTCATTGACTACAACCAAGCAGCGCCAAGCGTCAACGATGTGGCAATCTTCCAAACTGTAGGCGATGTAGGCGGTAATCAAGTATTTATTGGCGTAAATGCGCCGAGCGGCTGGGGTGGCTGTTCTGTATGGCTATCTGATAACGGCGAGAATTACAGCCGCATAGGATCGATTACACAACAGGCTCGCATGGGCCGCACTCGGTTAGCATTCAACGAAACAGCGAACGCCTGCGAAGTTACTCTTAATCAAGGCATTCTCAAAGGCGGCACGCATATAGACGCCGAGCGAGCGAATACTCTTTGTTGGGTGAATGGCGAGGCGTTCAGTTATGAGGGCGCTAATATGGGCCCTAATAATCAATTTTCATTGAGCGGCCTTGTACGAGGTCAATACGGCACTAATGCAATCAGTCATAATGCTGGCGAGCGGTTTATACGTGTAGATGAGGCCCTTTTCAGATACCCATATCGCAAAGAGGATATAGGAAAAACAATACATCTCAAATTTACCTCTATGAACCTATTCGGCAGCAACGAGCAAGGACTCGACGAGGTACAGGCTTATCAATACACATTGACGCCGTACTTTATCCCAGAGGTTACAGGACTCACGCTATATACTAAATACTACGAGATCACTAATAGGGTTAAGTCATTCGATGTGGTGGCAGAGTTTAACGTGCCACATATTAATAGCCTTGATACTGTGGAAATCTGGTATAGAGAACCTAACGGTCAATGGAAATATGGCGGCGCAGGTGAGGGGCAAGTCATTATAAGCGGCTGTGAATTAGGCCATACATACGAGATTAAAGCCGTTGTGAAAGATACACACGGAAACACCTCACAGGGCGTATCTAAGAATATTACTGTAGAGCTAAAGAGTGAAATTCCGAATAAGCCTCTCGGCTTTTCTATTTCATTCGGCGATATGGCTCATTTTAACTGGTT